CAAAATTATGGGTATTTCTTCGAATCAGATTTCTGTGGATTACATATTAGTCGTACTGAACGTACTCCTGATGTAAATTCTGAGGAATTTTTGTTAATCTCATTATGTTTAATTGATTTTAGTTTATAGAGGTTATTGTTGCTATATTGCATCTTATCGATAATCTTGAAATTTATATATTTAAATTATGTCAAATAAGAAAACTCAAACAACTAAAAAGTTAGAAGGAAGAGAAGTAAATTCTGGCCATGGCGCACAACATCTTAAGGGTGTTAGTCCGGATTCCAAGGTGTCTTTACAATCTTCAAGTAAAAAACAACCAACAAGAAGCAAGCCGCTTGTTGGTCATCTTCAAACAAGAAGATCAAGAATGAATAAAAAGGAAAATCAAGAGGTTGGAACCTCAGGAATTATGGATCTTGATTTAGGAAACATTGTCGGAACTCTTACTGATGTTGGTACAACAGTAGGAGGTATGATGGCAGGAAATCCTAAATCATTTCTAGATATTCCTCAGACGATCATGAAAGTTGTCAATACTTCTTCTGGAGTGGTGCGGGATTTGCAAAAATCTGACGGTACTAGTGCTCCAGAAAGAGTTATGTTAACTAAAAGTGATGTCACAGAGAAACAGAATGCTAATATTATTGAAAGTTTACGTAAATCTGTTCCGGTTGTCAATACAACTAATGTCCCTACAAGCTTTGCTGGTGAGTTTACCTTGCCCCCATTGAGTACCGTTGAAAAAGTACATAATGGTGCAAAAGTCTTGAATGTAGTGGGTGCTAGTGTAGGACAACCTTTAGCGTTCCATCCAACTGATCCTACTGTTTTCTATAATACTTTCACAAGTAGAGTGTCCCCAATTGATTTTGGTGGTGCTTTTGGAACACGTGCATCGAATATAGCTTCTAACTTTCAAAAGTGGAGGTTGAATTCTTTGACAATCCAATATGTACCATCCATCAATACTACTGAGTCCGGTAATGTTGTTTTAACATGCTTAGACGGAACAGACATTCCTTCTTCTACGTCGCTTAATCAAGCTTCACAGAGAGAAATGTTTGCTATGTCTTCTGTATATAGTGGAACAACATTAAAGGTTCGAGGTAATACTAATTGGTATTTTACTTCTAGTCAGTTTTCTAGCGATCCTATTAAATTTTATACATCATGGACGTTACAATTCTTTACTATTGGAAATGACACTGCTTTCTACAATGGATACGCTGGATATCCAATTTTCTTCTTTGATTTTGATGTTGCATCTGGAGCCGAGGCTCCTTATTCATTTGCATCCAAATTACTTAACACTGTACGTATTCCGTGGTTCCTTAGTGGACCATCTGATATGACTTTATCGCAGTTTGTTAAAATTGGAGCATTAATCTCAAAATCAAAGTTAGAATATGATCAAATGATCAATCTCTTTTTCGCTTCCTCTCCATTGAGTGAGAAGGTTACTCTGTTTGAAGGTAATATATCTTGCGACATATTATCTATAGAGAAACCGACTTGGACCAATGGAAAGCTTAAATATGTTCAAACTCATATGAAGCAACCTGATACTTATTGTAATTTTTGGAAACATGTATATGATTCCATCAGTTGCTTAATAGGTGATCCTACTTTAGAAAAAGATTTTGATTTATGTTGTTCACTTGATGAAAGTACAAATATTTCGAAAACATTATCCTTATTATCATTCAGTTCCAATCTTTGGAAATCTCATTTATTGGACCTATGTCCGATATTAAAAAAGTATTTATCTAGAGATTTCATTAATGC